TTGGTTCGGCCTTGGGAACCTCTCGTTGTAGGAAACCTCTCGATAGACAAAGACCACCGCATCCGCATCCTGCTCAACCCGACCAGATCCACGGATATCCGACATAATGGGACGCTTGTCGGCTCGCTCTTCGCAGCGTCGGTTGACCTGGACAAGAAGGACGACCGGGATTTCGAGTTCTTCCGCAAGGAGCTTAAATCTCTTAGAAGCCCTACCAATCTCCTCTTCCTCGGTGCGCGCATCGTCCATGTCCAATAGCTGAAGGTAGTCAATCGCTGCTGCCTGAATCCCGTACTTCCTGTGGGCCGACCGGATGGATGTAGCAACTGCACCAACGGTTCGGGCTCGGTAGTCGAAAAACATCGGAACGCCAGCCCACTCGTCGAACACGGCGGCAGACGCTGCGTGGAAGCGCTCCGGGTCTCTGTTGGTTATGTCCATGGAGGACGAGGCAATTCTCCTCGCAAGAGCCTCTCTGCCCATCTCTGCAGAGCAGAAGAGGGTGGGCCCATGGTGTCTGGCGATGTTCGACATCAGGCTCATCGCCAGCTGGCTCTTCCCCATCTTCGGCCTTCCCCCGATCACCACAAGGTGGCCAGGCCCAGCGGTGACGAACCGGTCAACCGCACGTAGCCCCCACTTCAGTTCGTTGTCGGGGACCTCACCAAGGAGAACCCGGTGCTTATGGTCAAGCCAACCCTGAACGATGGTCGCTGCCGTATCGAGTTCGACGGAGCCCCCAGATTCCCTGACGGAATCAGCCACGGCACGTTCGATTATCGCTTCCAGTTCTTCTGCTTTGGACGAGGGAGTTTTCGCTGCCTCTATCAACTGTTCCGCTGCGAGAACAAGCCTTCTCTTTCTATCTCCCTCGAGGAGCTGGTCTACATAGGTCGGCAGCTGAACCGCAGAGGGACAATCATCCATCAACCCAATGAGCCACGAGTACCCACCGGCCTCCTTAAGCGAAGGTGCATGGCGCTCGAAGATGACCGCTGCAGTGGGGACAATTCCTTCCTGGATGTCTTTCCCAACTGCCCGCCAAAGCTTAGACAACACGGGGACACCGAAGTGGTCCCCAGAAAGACCCATTGACTCCGCCTCGTGATAGGCGGTCTCGCCAGACAAGAGAACGGCTCCCATAACAGCCCTCTCATAGCGCTCTGTCTTGATGTACATAGCCCTCACTACTCTCTCCTTTTCTTCAGCCAGGTGATGACTTGGTCTTCCACCTCAGGGCTTGGGACGGGGAGTCCGTACTCAGCCATGTAGTGGATAAGTGTTCCGGGACCCATGGCTCGCCCATAAGCACCGCACTCGTCGAAGTAGCGGAGAGCTGCTTGGGCGTTCTTTTCGAGGAACGAATCCATGGAGGTCGTAATTCCTGCCCACTCCAAAGCCGACTCAACCCTTCCAGGAAGCTTCGTGGGGGCCAGGATGTTGTTGAGCTTGTCGATGTTCTTTGAACGCATGTAGGCGTAGTCCCTGGACTCCTTAGCCCAGCGGATGGTGATGCAAAGGTCGTCAGCTGAGTACTCAGCAAGACAAGACTCTACGATCTCTGTCCAAGACCTGGGAGGAGTTGTCCTGCTGCGAGGGTGGTACTTCCGGTAGGTAGCCCAGACCCGACGAACGCCAAGGTCTAGATCTGAGAAGTCTTCTAGTACAAGACAAGAGTCTTGTTCTTCTTGGACAGGACTGACTAACTGGATAGACAAACTAGACTGTCTTAAGTCTAGACAGCCCTCCGTTCGTCGGGCTGAGGGTATCACGGAATCTATGACGTCATAACCCCCCGAACCCTCATGTATCACCTTAGGGTTTTCTTCGAGTGATACTTTAGGGTTTCTCTTTTTCTTAGGAGCAGGCCTCTCTTTGGGCGGCAAGCCAAGGGCCTCAGAAAGAGAAGTCGCCATGGACCCCGTATCCGGAGCCGGAAGGGCAGATTCCTTTTCAGAAACAGGGACTTTCTGGTGCTTGGCGAAGTTTGTGAAAAGAATGTAAACCTTTTCATCAGCGGCGTAGACACGGATGGAATCGACAGCAATGAGCTCTTCAGCCAGCTCAACAGCATCAACATCCTCGTAGGGGAAGCAGTGGTCCTTGACGTCTGCACCCCAAGCCAGCCGCCCCTCTTTGTCTGCCAGTTGCAGCAGCCCAACGAAGAGCAGCCTTGCACTTGGACTACAGGAAGCAAGGCCCTCGTGCCTGAAGAAGCACGGCTTGATTGTTCGGGTTCGGGCCACGTCAGGTCGAGCTGTGCGTGGCGAGGCGGACTGAGGCCACCTCCTCTTCGGTAAGCCAGTCGTTTGCCTTCACAAAGCCGCTCGTTGCGGCCTCGATGACCTGAGCTGCGGCGAGCCCAGGCCTTCGGTGACCCTGAAGCCAAGAGTCTAGGGTCGGAAGCCCAGAGTTCAGTCGGTCTGAGGCGTCCTTTCTTGTCAGATTCTCCTTTGCGATCCAATCACGCAAAAGTCTGGTTCCGGTATAACTTTTTTCGTCCACAAAGCACCTCCTGGTCGCGATCATAGCGGTCTGACTTTTGTCAGACAAGATTTGACTTGAAGAAAAACACAAATGTATGATGTTTAGGAAGGAGAGAGCATGAGAGACATCACCCAATCGGGTTTGCGGATGCTTGGCAAGTGCGAGCAGCTGTACTCGTTTCGGAAGATCGAGCGACTGCGGGCACGGGGCGGGCGGGTTCCCCTCGACATCGGCTCTGCGGTCCATCATGGCATTGAGGTGTCGAGCGCTGAGGCTGCGGCAGATTTTCTCAGAGAGTCGGCGGAGGCTGCTTGGACCTCGGAGGAGAAGCGAACCATTGAGACGACGGCGGTCACGGTTTTTGCGATGGTGAGCGGGGCTCTGGATCTCTGGAAGGAGTGGCCAAGCGAGCGGGAGGTCCAGTTCCGAATCCCACTGAAAAACCCTCGAACTGGAAGGTCTTCCCGGGCTCACTCTTTTGGTGGAAAGATCGACGGGCTGTCACCTGGCAGGGTCTGGGAGTTCAAGACAGCGTCTTCAATCGACGCGAGCTACGTCGACAGGCTCGAGATCGACTACCAGGTTTCGGCCTACATGGAGGCAGCGTCAGTCCTTCAGGGTCAGCCGGTGCGGCACGCGACGTATCGCGTCATCAAAAAGCCAGGAATCAGAAAACGCCAGAAGGAGAGCATTGTTGAGTTCCGAGAACGAATCGTCAACGACTACCGGTCTCGACCGGAGTTCTACTTCCTTGAGGAACTCCTCACCAGGAGCGAGGCTCAGATGACCCTCTGGCGGCAGGAGGCCTGGGAGATTCACAAGAGGATTTTGGCTCTTGAGGCTGGCAAACTCGCCATCCGAAACACTGAGAGTTGTGTCGGCAGGTTCGGACGATGCAGGTTTCTGGACCTTTGTTGCGGTGCGCTCGACCGAGGGTCGTTCGCCGTCGAAGAAAAACTTCATCCCGAACTGGACTAAGGAAGGAACATTTTCATGGGTGTGAAAATCCCGAAAGAAAAACACAAGCCAAAGAGGCGAATGTCGCAGTACGTCTGGCTGATCTACGGCCCGCCAAAGGTCGGCAAGACGACGTTTGCGAACCAGTGGAACGACGCCTTGTTCCTGGCCACTGAGCCAGGGACTGCGGCCATGGAGGCTGCAGAAATGCAGATCAGCTCGTGGACTGACTTCACAAACACAGTGAAGGGCCTGAGAGACCAGAAGCACAGGTGGAAGACCGTGGTCGTCGACACAGTCGACAACCTCTACGAGTTTCTTCAAGACGACGTGTGCAACGCCAACGGCTGGGTCGACCTCGGAGATCCGGGCTTTGGCAAGGGCTACAAGCTGGCTCGTCGGAAGCTGTCTGCTGCGATTGCGAATCTCCGTGCGCTGGACATGGCGTTGGTCTTCGTCAGCCACGAGAGACAGGAGAAGGAGATCGACGACAACGGCAAGCGAGCAGGAACAACCTTCATCACGTCGGCCCTGCCCGGGTCGGCAAGAAAGGTGTTGCACGGCTCGGTCGACTTCATCTTTCGAGCGGAGGTCGTTGAGGGCGGGGCTCGACAGCTCAGAACAACACCGTTTTTGAGCGACGAGTTTCACATTGAGTGCGGTCAACGAGGTGAGCTCGGCAGGCCGCTTCCAGAAACAATGGAGTTGAGCTTCGCGGCGCTTGCAGCGGAGTTCAAGAAGGCGTTCAGCAGCCCCGATGCGGGTGAAGACAAAGAAGGAGAATCAAAATGAGCACGATGAAGGAACTTTCGATGATGTGGGATGAGGCAAAGCCAGAAGACAGGAGCACTCCTGACGGTCAGGCGCTTCCTGAGGTGGCCGAGCTGGAAGACGGCGAGTACCTCGTGAGGGTCGTCTTCTTCAACTATTGGGAGGGGAAGGGCGTCCTCTGGTACAAGTGGGGGCTTCGCGTGACTGAGGGGGTCTGCAAGGGCTCCTACATCGAGAAGTTCACGAAGGTGAACGAAATCTCTATGGGGATCTTGGCCGGCGATGTGGTGCTGTTGACTGGAGAGAAGCCATCCTTTGCAGCCATCTTCGACAAGGAGAACAACAAGGCTGGGTCCATCCAGGGAGAGTTGAAGGGCAAGACCGTCAAGATGCGTCAAAAGACGAACAAGAACGGCTATCCAGTCTTCTACTTCAACGAGTGCGTTGACGACACAAAGGAGCCCGAAGACACCAACACAGAACCAGACTTCAACGACGATGAAGAAATCCCCTTCTAGGAAGTTGTGTGTGCCGGGGGCGGAATGGTCCGCCTGCCGGCAGGTAGCCTTGGGGTTTGAGGGGCTGCTTGCACAGCCGGCCCCGCCGTCGGTTTCGTATGGCGACGGCGGGGTTCCGGGGAGGGCACGCCGATGCTTTACCTCGGAGTAGACCCAGGCAAGCAGGGAGCAGCTGTACTTCTTCGGAGGGACGGCTCTCTTGCTTCGTCCCTGAAGCTGCCGCACGTCGGCAAAGACCTGGACCTCACCACTCTCACCATTTGGCTGGATGGACACTGCTGTGACGAGGGCTGCAGCCCAGACAGCGTCGTTGCCGTCATAGAAGCCCTCGGCTCGAGACCCGCACCAAAGATGGGCGCGAGCTCGGCCATTACGATGGGCAAGAACTGGGGTCGCCTGGACGGCTGGCTCTCGGGCATTGGATGCCGATACGACATTGTCCAACCAAAGAGATGGCAGACCGAGATTTGTCCAGGCTCTGGAGACCCAAAGCCCAGAAGCATCTCTGCCTGCCGAAGGCTGATTCCATCCCTCGACCTGACGCCAGGGCGAAAGAAGAAGCCAGACGACAACATCGCTGACGCTGGGTGCATCGCTGAGTACTGCCGGAGGGTTCTTGGGGAATGAAAGAGATGATTCAC